TTCCCCATTCGATGTTGCTCATTGCTCGTTCCTCCGTGTTTGTTTTCCGGTCGTTTTCCGTTCCGGTAGTCACATATTAACTCTTTTCGGGGAGAATAGCAAGCCGCTAAATGTACAAAACATCGCGGGGGAAAATGTGCCGTTCTTTGTGTAGTATATGCCTTGCCGCTGTTTGCGCCGTGTGCGCCCCGTACAGGGCTTTTTACCGAAAGGGGCAGTTACTTGGAGGATACCACTCCCGCCCCACACGGGGCAACGTGGGCGCTGTGTGCGGCTTTGCCGCCCCAGCCGCCGTTGTTGGCGGCTGGGATTCGGCTTTCCTCAAGGTCTGCCGAATCGGAAGGCGTTGTCGCCGGTAAGGTTCTGCGTCAGGGTTTCTCTTGCAGTGGCGAACTCGTCGCCAATGAAGCCCATCCGCATCAGCCAAGTCCGCATCGCAAACTTTTTGTTTTCCTTCTGCTGTTCCTTCGGGCTTGCGCTGCGCAGGTCTTTTGCCATCTGGCTCATTGCGAGGCAAAGCTGAATGTAGCTCTTGAGCTTGCCTGCGTGAAGCCCGTTCTGCTTGCCGCCTGCGGGCTTGTCGAACTGGAAAAGGCGGAATTCAATCGTGCCTTTTGTGAAGGTGGCGTGGAGGTTCAGCATATGGTAGCGGCTGCTGTTGTAATGGTGGCTTCTGCCGTTGTCGCATCCCTGTGCGCCGTACCAGATGTCTGCAAGCTGCGCCATCGTCTTGGGCTTCTTTGCGTTGAGCTGCTGCAGGAAATTCGGGTTGACCGTTCTGCAATACTGGTTCATTCTGTTGCGGTCTACCTTGATTGCCTCGGCGATCAGCGTTTCGTGGCTTGCCATGATGTTTGCGAGGTTTCTCAGGCTCTGCGGTGTGTGTCCCGCTGCGCCGATGTGAATGTGAACTCCGCAGCCTCTGGTGTAGTCGCTCTTCGCGCCCGCCTTGCGAAGGCGTCTGATCAGCTCCTGCAGGGTTTCGATGTCCTCGTAGTGCAGGATCGGTGTGACCATTTCGCACTTTTCGCTGTCCGGTCCGCTGATGCTCACGTCGCGCTGGAATTTCCACTCACGTCCCTGTGCGTCCCAAGCGCTCCAAGTGTAGTAGCCGTTGCGGAAGGCTGTGTCTTCGTAGCGGTTTGTGCCGAAGAACTCGGCGGCGATCTTTGCGGCAGCCTTGCGGGTGATGCTGTTCATCTCAACCTCAACCCCGATCGTCTGCTCCTTCATTCTGGTGATCTGTGCCTGTGTGTTTGCGTTCATGGTGGTATCCTCCTGTTTGGTTTTTGGTGTGTTTTCCCTTTCGGTAGTCACATATTAACTCTAAACCGAGGATATATCAAGCCGCTAAAACCACAGAATATCGAGGAAAATACAGCCTTGATGATTGTGTAGTATACACCCTTGACTTACTTGCAATCGTGTGGTAATATGGGGTACGATGGAATAGGTTCTCGCATTTTCCGGCGCCCCCGGAGGCTGTAAAATCAGCCGCCGGAGATGACCTCGAATTCATCCACGCCTTCGATCAGGGCGAGGCTTCTGCCGTTCTCCCAGTTCATGTGGATGTTGCCTGCGTCGTCGATGATCGCCACCGAACCGATCGTACCGGGCGGCACGGGCGCGATGTCGTCTGCCATGTGTATCAGGCGGATTCTGGTGCCTGCGGGATAGCGCTCCCGCAGGGCTTTAAGTTCAGCATCATTCGGAAACCGCATCGTCAGCACCTCCTTCGGGCTTGCCGTGGCGGAAGGCGGAGCTTCCGGTCAGGCGGCGGAGTAAAACCTTGCGCACCGGCTTGTACTCTTCGCCGATCATGCCGAGGCGCAGGAGGAAGCAGCGGAATGCGTACTTCTCGTTATCGCTGGTATCCGGCTTGTTGACCACTCGCTTGAGGTTCTTGGCGAACTCGCAGAGGGCGGTAATGAATCGGGCGTAGGCATCGCCGTCGCCGTCCTTCTCGACCGTGAACCACGGGAACTCGACCGTTTCCTTGCACTCGTTGACCGCAAGGCTCTCCGTATTCAGTGCGTGCTTCAGGAGCGTTTCCTTGTTCTCGATAATCTGAAGCAGGTTCTCCAACCCCTGTTCACCGAAGAAGTCTCGCGGCATCGAAATTGTCAGCGCCACCGGCTCGTCCTCTGCGGTGTAGCCTGCCTTCTGCAGTTCGCTCCGGATCTCGTCCGGAAGCTCATCGCCGTGCAGCACCGCTTCCTTGTCGAGGGTGTATGCGCCGATTTGGTATCCGCAGCTCGGAACGCCGAGGTACTTCACCTCGCTGCTGGTCAGCTCACCGATCTTCTGTGCCAGTGCCTTGCGCTGGCTCTTTTCGATATTGAACTTGATATTCATGATGTGACCTCCTGTTTTCACCGCTTGCTGCGGTTTTGATTGTAGTCACATATTAACTCTGAAGCGCACAGATAGCAAGACTGTAAAACGGAGAATATGTGCGGGGCGGTTTTTCCGATATTTGTGCATATTACAGCGCCGCCAGATATTGACATATCGTTGGGTGCGTTGTATAATCATAGTAAGAGAAATCGGAATTTGGAAGTGTAATGAATGAATGGCAATATCATCACAGATAAAGATTACTATGAGCTGAATGGGATCAGAATCGAATTCTACTTTGATGCAGAATCGGATGGGTATATCCTGGAATGGGCAGGGGGACATTCAGATACGCTGTTTATTCCGAACACTATCAATGGTAAACCTGTAAAATATATCGAATTTGCCGATTGGGGAACAGGCGGATACGATAAGGTGATCGTTTCAGAGAATAACCCATATTTCAAGGCAGTTGACGGAGTATTGTTTACAGGTGATATGAAAGAATTGCTGATATATCCTATAGAAAAGAAAGACAAAGTGTATTTCATACCGGATGGAGTTGAGTTGATCGGAGAAGATTCATTTAACTCAAATAAGTATATCAATACCCTTGTTTTCCCGCATAGATTTAAGCTGATCGTTCAGTATGCACTGGCTGTCTGTGAGAATCTTGAAACGTTATATCTTCCCGCAACCCTGGAGCGTGTTTTATTAAAAGCCTTTTATGCTGCAGGGCCGTTGAGGAACGTATATTATGAGGGTACAGAGCAGGATTGGAACAATATTGATTTTACGGACTGCAATTGGTCACTTACGGATGCTGAGATCCATTTTAACTATGATTATCAAAAGATCAAATTCTGATTTACGCGAATAATACACCATCAGCCTTCCTTCGTCTCGACCTCTTTGACCAGATCGGAATAAGGAATCTGCTGTCCGTTACGAATTACATACACGCCTTCGGCATCACCGGTGTCCTCAACGTAGCGCCGGAGAATGACGGAGGCGTATTTTTCATCAAGCTCCATCATGTAGCAGATGCGGTTCATCTGCTCACAAGCCATAAGCGTCGAGCCGCTGCCGCCGAAGGTGTCGATCACCACGCCGTTTTCCTGCGTGGAGTTGCCGATGGGATAACCGAGCAGGTCAAGCGGCTTGCTGGTCGGGTGGTTCGCATTGCGCTTCGGTTTGTCAAAGTTCCAGATGGTCGTCTGCTTGCGGTCGGAATACCACTTGTGCTTGCCGTTCTGCATGAAGCCGTACAGCACCGGTTCGTGCTGCCACTGGTAATCGGAGCGTCCGAGGACAAGGCCGTCCTTCACCCAGATGCAGCAGCCTGCAAGGTGGAAGCCAGCGTCGATGAACGCCCTGCGGAAGTTCAATCCTTCCGTATCGGCATGGAACACATATGCAGCGCCGCCTTTTTCGAGGTGGTCTGCCATACACTTGAAAGCAGAGAGCAGAAAGTTATAAAACTCCTCGTTCTTCATGCTGTCGTTCTGGATGGTCAGACCGCTGGCGCTCTTGAAAGATACACCGTAGGGCGGATCGGTCAGAATCAGATTCGCTTTCGTATCGCCCATAAGTGTATTTACATCATCGGGGCTGGTCGCATCACCACACATGAGGCGATGCCTGCCGACCGTCCACACATCTCCACGTTCCACGAAGGAAGCCTTCTCCAGCGCAGCAGTCAGATCGAAATCGTCGTCCTTTGCATCGCTGCCGGTTCCATCGGAAAACAGGTCAGCCAGTTCCTTTTCATCAAAGCCAGTCATGGCGAGGTCGTAGCCGAGGTCTTGCAGTTCCTGCATCTCCACGGCGAGAAGCTCCTCGTCCCAGCCTGCATCCAGAGCCATACGGTTATCCGCGAGGATGTAGGCTTTCTTCTGCGCATCGGTCAGGTGGTCTACATAGACACACGGCACTTCCGTGATGCCTTCCTCCTTTGCCGCCATCAGTCTGCCGTGACCTGCAATGACGTTGTACTCCCGGTCGATGATGACGGGATTGACGAAACCGAACTCACGCAGCGAGGAGCGCAGCTTTTTTATCTGCTCCGGCGAGTGAGTGCGGGCGTTATTTACATACGGGATGAGCTTGTCAGTGGCGACAAGCTGAAAGTCAGTCGTTGTTTTCATGTGTACCTCACTTCCTGCTGCGGAGTAGCTGCTCCATCATATCGTCCTGCGGAGAGCCGTCGAACTTGGTCGTGCAATTCTGCTTCACGATATCGAAAATCTCGTACCAGAGCAGATTTGCCTGTTTCTGATAGGACTGGCTGAGGGATGCGAACGGAGATGCGACCACACCGCCGGTCGTCGGGTGCTTGCCAAGCAGACCGTAGGTCGAGAGCGCGTCCTCACACTGGATAAAACGAGCGAACGCCAGCGAGTAGCTTTCGAGCAGTCGCTTGTTCACCAGCTTTTCGCAGCCGCGATTCTTCAGCCATATCCATGTTTCCTTGTAGATTTCATCAGCGCCGAGGGGCTTGCCGTCCTTCTGCCGTGCCGAGAGGTATTCACTCGGCGAGGGCATATCCTCACCAACGAGATCAGCGGCATCATCAAGGTCAGCACCTTCCAGCGCGGTCGGGGTGAATTCGATGATGTCGGCATCCTCTCCTGCGGCAATTTTCTCGGCGAGAGGCTTCGGCTTGTCGCCTGCACGGACTCTGCGTCCGCCACGGTTTGTACCGTCCTTTGCCATATCATCACCTGCCTATAAAAAATGCCGAAACCATGAGGATTTCGGCTTGTAAAATATTCGAGGGGGTTAATCGGGTGTTTGAACTGCACTTTTTGTGCGTGAGAGGGGGCGCCGGTCTTGTGATCGCTGCTCCGTAGAGATTTCGATACCCCCACCGGGCAGCCCCCAGCCCCTCCCCATCAGTAGGAGTATTCCGGTCTGCTGTCTTCAGTTCCGGTTTTCTTATCGTGACAGGACTTACACAGCGCCTGCCAGTTGGTGTCGCTCCACATCAGGTAATGGTCACCACGGTGCGGAACGATATGGTCAACGACCGTTGCGGTCACAAACTTTCCCTGCGCCAGACACTTCACGCACAGCGGATGCTTCCGCAGGTACGCCTTGCTGACACGCTGCCACTTGCTGCCGTAGCCACGCTTGGCGGCAGACGGTCGGTCAGGGTGCAGGGGCTTGTGTTCGTCGCAGTACGCACCCTCGGTCAGTCTCGGACAGCCGGGGTGCTTGCACGGTTTCAGTGCCTTCCTCGGCATCGCCGACACCTCCTTCGGGCATAACAAAAGCCGCTGCGGATACCCACAACGGCTCTTTACAGATTCTTCTATTATACATTATAGCATACTTTCCCAGTGTTTTCAAGTGAATTGGACTGCATCTGACTGCAAACTTTCAAGCGTTTTTGCGTGGATATAATACGCCTTGCGCTTGCTGATAAACATCTCCGCAGCAACGGCACTCCACGGCTTGAACTCCAGATAGCGCTTGGTCAGAAGGTCGCGGGCA